CGCCTGATTGCATGTATATTTCTGGTACATCATCTAATATGGCGTTTATATGTGAAATAGTAATAGAGCAAGACTGCATGTGTGATTTTAAATCAATACATCGTTGCAATTCAGACCTGAGCGAAGGTGAGACACATGTTCTTTGTGCAAGACGTAAGGCACGTAAGGACATATTTTTAAATTCAGTAGGACTTTCAGATAATTCCTTAGCACTCGCTTGCATCTCCTTACGAGCATTTTCTCGTAGGTCATATATGTTTGTATGTTGAACAGATTGACATGTTTAATCTGGGGGGACGTCAAAATCCTCATCCAGATGATCTCGAGACCTTTTGAGCGTCTCTACCGTTAGGTTCTCTTATGGCCCATTGCTTGAGATCGAAACAAACTGGGACTTTATTTAGGCCGTTTTGGCCTGTTCGTATGCATTTATAATGTCGAAATATTTAATTGGTTCAAAGGATGTGCCATGATAATCAGACAAAATATTTGACATACGGGTGGTAATTCTCTCATATTGGGCTTGACTAGTGGAATGAGGGAAAATCTCCCAACAAAAGCTTGAAAAGGCACCTTGGTGCTGTTCGAACTCTGAAACGTTACCACTAAGCAATGTCCAGCTGACCATTTTGAAAATCGAGTCTAAGTCAAGTGGTGCTTGCCAAAGGTCGAGATCTGAATTATACTTAAAACATCTCTTAAGAAAAGTAACCTCCTCCCACATTAAGTATTCCGTTAACTCACTACCTTTGTTAGCGGCTGTATAGGTCATACCATAATACTCTGAACAAAAGTTGGCATAGGTGACATTATTGAATGCTCCGATAAAGTCATCCGAAACACTACATAGAAGATCGTCACCAAAAATCATCGGTTCTATATGATCGAACGGATCAATATCTTCCCCGACTATATTAAACCACGCATAAATGAGCATAATTAGACCTCTAAGAGTATTATTCTCAGCAGTACCATATTTGCCAGAAGGCTGAAATCCTGGAGCGCAAAAGAGATCTTGGAGGACCTCTAAATAAGGGAACAGTTCATCACAAAGTAAGTTCTCTAAAGCTCTCTTCGCTGTGGGGGAATACCCCATTTCTCCCATTATATTAGATATAAGAGTTGCGGCAGCCCAACCTATTTCAAACGGCATGTGGCAATCGAATCCTTTATAGTCTCCTTCCATTATATTGGAAAAACGACGAACCCTATTAATTATGGGTCCCGGATTAGTTACCATATTAGCACCCAAACCACACTTAAAAATGCTAGAATTCGAGCACATCGTAGTGTATAAAGGTGCCAGAAGCTGTCTGGCAGTGATCAGGTACTCTAATGATGGACAACAGAAGAGTCGTGTATTCCCATCTAAGTACTTTTGATATTCGCGAACTTCATCCTTAAGATGACCCGAATACAAAACCACACACGATTTGCCTTCGCTATAATTCTTTATCATATCATCAATAGATACGTCTAACTCCGGGATTGGAATACGCAACTCGGGACCTAAATCAAAGTCCTCAATTAAATAGTCCTTCTTTTTTCCACGCCTGCCGGGGCCAGCGGAAGTATTAGCATTGATGCGACGAGTATATGGGTCCTCAACAACTCCATTAATCGCCTCTGTTCGGGGCAATGGAGAGAAACTTAAAACGCCCTGCTTCCGCAAATTTGCTACTATGTGGTTAGTAAGGTATCTAATTACCTTCTCAAGTGAACCCAAGTCGAGAGCAACCTTCTGTTTTGAAACTTTTCTCATCGCATAATTATAAGGATTGACGTAGGGTAAGGTAGAAGTGGCGGACTGTGGTCTAAGACGAGGTTTACTCCATTGCTTTGTACTAACGTAGTCAAGTTCATCGTAGAGTAGGGCGCTAACTTCAGGAGCAAACTTATTACATTTCAACTTTGAGTCTTGATTTGGCTTGACAGTCCCAGGCAACTTCCCTAGATATTGTACACCTTGCATATTTTCATAGCGTATCATAGACTTATGGATAGGAGCTTCGAGCTCCATCTCGTCTAACAAGGCACTCTGAGATGTTATGGATATAAGACTTGACCGTGAGACGAGATCTTTGTACCCGGCATCTAATCTATCTTGGGTGACTGGTAAAGCATAAGAGCAGTCCTTGTTACCGGCTGCGTGAATACCTGCAATCATAACTGATCCACTATATTCAATAAAAAGTGGAGTTCCACATTGCCCGGGAGCATGACCATCATACTCAGTTTTTAAGTGATCTTGAATCCAAGTTTTCTCCCCAGTGAAGGGACTCGTAAGACTAATTAATTGGTTGACGTATGTGGAATATGTCATTGTCCCGCGATACATAGAGCGCATCTTAATCCTGGGAATAACTTTCGCGAAATGATGAGATATGTCTCGAAATCGCATAGAACTGAGTGCAACCATGGCAAGGTCTCCACCCAGATCCATGTAATTTTCCGCACTAAGTCGAGTATCGAAAAAATTAACATTATGGGAACCTAATTCACCAGTTGCAGCAACACGTAAAATATCACCAACCCTACATGCATGAGCATTTAACAATGCAACATTACCTTTAAACCCTAGAATAAAAGTCTTTCTGAAATCGGAACCATCTGCCGGCTGTATACGTACCTCCCGTATAGATGAAGCATGAATAGTTGTACTCAATTCATTTAGAGTACCACGGTGAGACCTAACATCTATGATAGGCTCCATGGTGTTCCAAATTTGGGTACCTTTAACGGGGAAGCGTTTGCGGCCCGGCTGTGCGCCAATCAGCTCATCCATAATCTCTGCACTTTGAGTCTTCATATCGATCGGATACATAGACTTGAGTATTTTGAAAACGGCAGCAATTGAAAGCAACGCACTACCAGCCATAAGCCAAATGTAATTGCTCTTGAGCGAGGATATCGCCTTTTTATCCCAAATGGATCGTATTAAATATACTACTCTACTCCATTCTGTTCGAGCTTTTGCTTTAAAAAATGATGCCATGAGGGAAAAAGCTCTCCCTAAAAACCATTTCGAACCAACAATATGTTCCCCTAGTAGAAAAATTACTATAGGCACTGGCCAAAGCCAACGGAAATACATAAGAATCCATGGAACAACAACGAGCACTGTCATATAGGACATATTAACACGCCTCCTATGATATAGGGCATATGTCAAAGATGCTAACGTGATCCCGCTCAAAAAATAATAGAGGAGTGTCCAAATTACACTATTACCAAGCATTAAAGACCAGTCAAAAATGGCCTTGCTCTTGATAAAAGCATTAGTAGCATATTCATACGAGCTTTGTCCCGATACATTCACAATATTATCAGGTGAACCCTCAAGCATTGCTCCAAGAGTTACCGCTTGCGGTATAATAGGTTCTTCCTTATTATCATACTTAGAGGAGTCGTGTAAAGAAGCAGCATTTTCTGAGACAACTTGATTTATTTCAATGTGACTACGCATAAGATTTCCCATTACACGCACCAGATCATAGATGGTGCCGTGATCTAACAAAACTACTTCTTCTGAATTCCTCAGATCCCTTGGGATCTTTCTAACTATTTTGAAGTACCAGCAATCCATACCTGCATTAGCTGCAAGCGCCTTTTCAGCGTCCAGAGCTGGGGTATTACCTGCCTTATATTCGGGCTTAACAATCACCTGAATAAAGACAAACCGAGCTAAAACAGCTGCAGGATTATTGACAGATTGTTCAGCATTCAACCTGGGATCGTTTGAATCGGAAATCACTAGCTCTGGATGTGCGAATATCTTCCCTTTGCCCTCCAAGGCTGCCATATTTACAGGAAAGGGGAGAGAATCGACTAAGGATAGAATCTCCTGCAACATAGGATCCCCCGTTTTCGCCGCAATTGTGGTAGACAAGCTTCCGAGTTCACTAAAATGTATGCACCTATGGGATGATGGAACGTATCCATCGTAATAGTCACTATGCAGAGTGCGATGGAATATGTGAGAGACATCAAATTTAACACCAGGTCTTTTTATTTGATAATAAAGGTCGCACAAGAATGAAACAAGATTGCTTTTCCCAATACGCGACTCGCCCCAAAGAACAATACCCATAGGAGGGATACGTTGGGAATTGTTCATCAAGCTCTCAACCTCATATACAGAGTTTTCAAGCTTAGATATGGTGTTCGAAAATTCAGGCGCGTTAGCAGATAGCGGACTAATCCGCTTCTTCAAAATGGCTGAGGTTTCAAGAAGTCTCTTACCCGTCAATATAAAATCAAGACGGTCAATGCCAAGAGGAACAGGCAAGCCCGTATAAATTCTTGACTGCTTTAAAATCAAGTCTTTCGACTCCCTAATGAATTGTGTAAAAGGGTCACTTGACGTCAAAATATCACCTATTCCCTTTCCAGCCCACCAATCTTCACCTGCTTGCACAAGCTTGATTAAACAGTCCGCAATATAACTAAGCATGGAGGCTATGTTCATGCGTGGTGGTTTTTCAAAGAAAGTAAAAATATATTGCTTTAAATCTTCCCCAAACAATTTATAACCAGCTAAGGTAAGAAATATATTCCGCATGGAAGCGACAGCATCACTTTCACAAACTGTGGCTAGAAGAGTTTTAGCGAATGCTAAGGCATCCGCGTACTTTCCCTGCTGTATGAGTTCGCGATGTGTAAGGTTAAAATAAACACATGCGTCGCCATACAATGCTTTTACAATATCTTTGGCCCCTGACAAATCAAAAGATCGCACCATGAAAAATAATGTTGAAATTACATCAGTGAGATCGCGGGCTCTATATAATTGATATATACCTAGAACAAGAGGAGCCATATCCATAATGGACTCCCAAGGAACATTGGTAACTAAAGATTTAACAGCTTCAAAAAATTCCAAAGCTTGCTCCCTTAATTCGTCGTAATATGAGGAGCCAACCGCAATGGGATAAGAAGCGAACAGTCGCGACGTGATATCTTCAATACTGTCTTCCCAGAAGCCGGATTGAGCAACAAAATTTTTAGGATCGAATTTTTCTCCTTTTATTTTTGCTGCTTTAACTGCCGCCCTAAATTGTTGGGCTTCAGTCTTCTTTCTGGCGTGGGTTGCACGGGCTTCGTCACGACGGACCTTATTTATATGTGGCTTCTTGATTTTATTGGGATTTTTGACATTTGTAATAATAGCTTGTCCATCCCACCGTGCATCAGTCACAATGGTCTTTTTATGCTCTTCTTCCTCAGGAAGAAGGAGGTCTCTAAGGTAATCATCCTTAAAAGTATGAGTCCTTTCTTCAATTCGTTCTATTTTAACGAGTTCACCGTTTCTTTGACGGTGACCTTCTCTCTTCTTGAGCTTCGGTTTCTTCCCTTTCTCATTAGTGTCATGGCGGACTGTTTGTACAAGTCTGGCCATTTCACGTCTGGGCAAGGTTCTCTCCGTGCGTTCGAGAAAATCAAAAGCACTTTGAAAGTTTGGGAAATCAGTCAACTTCAATTGTCGATTCGGGTGCGTACTATTATAGTGCATCATCCAATGAGCGACATTCTTAGTATTCTCTAGAGATTTCTTTTCTCGTTTAGTTAAATGATCCCAAAACAGTGAACTCTTTGTTAATGGATCAAATGCCAAGCGCTCCTCATCGGTGCGTTCGGCTGGAGATGATATTGATTTCTCCTCACGGATAGGCTGATGTATTCAAAGCGATATCCATGAACGTACTAGTTATGGGATTAGACCCAAAAACTGAGTACTCATCAGACTTATTATCTGATTCTTTCTGTCTTAATTTCATCATCAAGCTCTTTCTCATTGGTCATGTTACTTGTACGTGACGACCAAATCACGCACAAAAGTTGTGCCCATTTTTTGTCGGGCGGCACTCGCGTGAGCGTCCCTAAATTCGTTGTATTTGTCACTGACAACGATATCATCACAAAGAAGTGACGGTGACATTATCCAGTTATACTCGGGAAGAGGTTGTGCGAATTACACGCACTACACATAAATTTCACATGTAAAGGTTGCTTAAAGGTGCCAATACACTTACGTGAAATATGCATATAGACGTCAATGCAATAATGCAGAGCATTATTATACCATATCTGTAATTACATTGAATGAGGTTTTTTATAGAGGTCCTCTGCCAAATCCTCTAAGATATGTTTGTTACGGGAGCAATATCTCAGTGCTTCCTAGAATGACTGTTTCGAATCATTTGAAACCATTCACAAGTTACTAACCTAGTCGGGTAACTATAGACACTTTGCTCGCTTCAATCTGCCAAGCAATCGGTATCCATAGAACGCGCAAGGCGTAACAGGCAAACAAGGCTATAAGCAAGCTAGTTCCAAACGACGCGGCGGGGGTTAACC